CACACATTGTAGTACATCATAGACCTGAGTACGGTAGTGGTCATGACTTGGGTTGGAAAAGCATAAAAGAACATTTGGAAAGTAAGTATATTAGAAGTAGTAAAGATAAACCCTGCCAAGTTATGTTGGAAGGCTGTATGCCCGAAAACAACAGCGTAGAGTTTATGCACTTAAACAGTAATGGTATGAAGCCTTTGGATATTCAAGGTATGTATGCCTGTTTAAATTGCAGAGATATTGTTAACGGCTCGAGGCAAGTTGAACCACCTTATGAAAAGGAATGGTTAGAGTTACAACAACTTCGTGGCGTTATAAGAACACAAAGAATTATGCACAGAAACGGACTGTTAAGTTGTTTGAAGTTATAGTGTATGATATGTAGAATGTTTATATCAAAATAGGAGAGTAGAATGTTAGATAGAATAATGGGCATCGCAGATGCTAGTATAAATGTAGGTATTAAATTGATTAGTTTGGCAATCGTTTTACAGATTGTCTTTGGTCATAGCGTACCTTTCTTGGGTGGTAATGTAATTGGAAAAATCATCGACATCATAGCACAGTTAGGTGGTGCTGGTTTGGTTGGTATAATTGCAGCAGTTGTTATATGGCGACTGTTAGATGATGATATAAGAAAGGAGTTATCAGAATGAATTACCAAGAGTTAATTGATAGAGTATTAAAGAACAAGAGCCTTACAGTATTCTTAGGAATTGTTGTAGTGGCTATGTTATTTGGATGGATAGGTGGCTGATAAACCAACTGACTCAATTTCCCCCGACTACTACAAGGTTGGGAAAAGAATCGAAGTCATTGATTTTATCATCGACCAACAGATGGATTACTTGACGGCATCTGCTTGTAAGTATTTATGCAGATGGCAACATAAACATCATGGTAATAAAGTTGGGCAAATCGAAGATTTGCGTAAGGCTCGTTTCTTTATCGAGAAACAGATAGAGGAACAAATGAAAGACAGGCATGAAGTTACATGAGTCATAAAAGACCACATCCAATAAGAAATAAATTACATCACGCAGTCCGTCAAGGCGTGATGTTTTTTCCTAAACAATTTTTAAACAAGAAGAGAGAAGATAAGAAGTACCCAGTACAAGATGAGCATACAAGATGAAGAATGGTATGGAACTAGCGTACATAATTACAATGAGGAACAGTCATTAGATAAAATTTTAGAAATGTGCAAAGAGGCATTAGAGTTAGCAAGAGAGGAAGATGAACCAAGAGATATGCAAATAAGGTTCTTGTTAAGTATGGTCGTTGACCATTTAGAATCTTTTAGATATGAAAACCCAGATTATATCACATCAATTTAATATAAATCCAGTTCCCGCAGCAAGACCTAGGGTAAGTAGATGGTCTACATACTATCCTAAGAAGTACACTCAGTTCAAAAAAGATATGGAAGCACTTACAAGTGAGTTGAATCAGACTCCCTGTGAAAATCTAGTCGTTGTTTCCTTGAGATTTAAAATTAAGATACCTAAGTCTTGGTCAAAAAAGAAAAGACTAGAAAGAGAGAACACCTATTGTAATAATAATTCTGACATTGATAATTATGTCAAGGCAATGTTAGACTCATTGAATGGTGTTTATTTTATAGATGATAGACAAGTAGTTGAGATTTTTGCCAGTAAAAAATATAGCAAAGAACCACGAATCTTGTTTACAATGATGGAGATTAGTAATGACAAGAGGGGAGATGTGTGAACAGTTAGCAGAAGATTATGCCAATAGAGCATCCATATTAAGATTATCGTTTGAAGATGCTTTTAATAAATATATCAAAAGATTAAGTAAACGAACGGATGACGACATTCTGCACCAGTTCACAACAGCAAACCTAAATAACTTACCAAATAAAAAATCAAACAGAACAGAAGAGTATATAATAACTACTAATGATGACGATTGTGAAGATGGAGTTTGTAAACTATGAAATTATATTATGCTGGATTCTGTATATCGCTTTTATTAATGATATTAATGCTATCAGGTTGTAGTGAATTTGAAACAAAGATGGAAGAGATGAATCAAATAACTCGCTATGACTAAGGAATGTGTACATACTCAGTTGTTCAAGGCACAAGAAGTTAAGATTGATTTAGCTGAAGAAGCTGAAAATGAAATATTAAAATCAACTGGAAAACTTGATACATCAAAACATTTTAAAAGACCACCACCAATGCCACCTAAATCTCCATACGAATAGTTTACATACACTAAATAAAAAGTGTATAATAAAGGTAATTTAATTACAAAGGTAAGAACATGGAGTTAGCAGTACATCAGATTAATGTTAAAGTAAACAAAACAGATTTAGATTTTATTGATGCAAAGGCTAGGAGATATGGATTATCTCGTTCTTCTTTGTTAAAGATTATGGCACTTAATGGAGAGTTGTCTGTTCAGAATTTAGACAAGCCATTGAGGATGCCAAAGACATAATTTAAGGGGGTATCATTGAAACAATGAGTACATCATTGCACTACCATTCCCCCCGATTATTGATAGGATGGTAGTGGACTTATTAACTGTTGTTGCTATGGGTATGTACAAGCAATAGGCTGGGTCTTGTTAACCCAAGAGGCGAGTTTTCTACCTTGTACTTGAGCCGAAAACAAGGTATCTCAGAGGATTTCAAGGGGGTTACAGGCATTATTATTATTTAGTAATGGTAAGGCTAGGGTTTTATATATCAACCTCTGTATTCCCCTCAAATTCTTTCCAACTCCATTACAGTCCATTTACAGTCTAGTTAGTCCATCCCTTATCTTCTAACGCTCTTGCGTTTGCATAGGTTGCTATTGAATCAGCCAAGCCTTTATCTAAATCATCTATCTTCCAATCTGTACCAAAAAACCAGTTGACTTGTTTATATGTTTTATCCCTATCTGTTTCTTTTACTATGGGTTGAGCAGCATACGATAACATTTCTGAAGGGTTTGTATAATAACCCCTACTTGTTTGTACAAAATCTTTTTCAAGAAACTCTGCATACTGTTCATCATTTAACATGGTTGAAAGAAATCTTCCAACATCCTCTCTTACATTAACAACTCCCTCATGATGCAACCTATTTTTTAGTAGTGTTCTTAACCCTTTATTCTCTGGATTATCTAAATCCAAATGTTCTGTTTCTGGGTCGTTCATCCATGCTTCTAACATTTCTTCTGATGATAAATTATCTCCATACCCTGCCATTCTTTTTGCTATACCACTCCCACCCATATCCATAACTTTATCTAAATAATGGAAATATTCGTGTATTTGTGGTGCTCTAATCCCAGCATCATACTTATCCTGCCCCCTTTTTGTAATAGATAATAAGGAAGGTTTATCACTACTAAATATATGAAGCCCTGATGTGCTGCCATGTTCTTCTGATGGTATATAATCAAACCCTAAATCTTTATATATATCATTTATATCTGTCCAATCCAACCCTCTTTCTGCAAGTAAATTTGCTGCTTCTGGAAATAATTTATCTGGATTAACTGGGATAGTTTTATGCTTTTCAAACCAATCATTCATATCTCTTACAAAATTCGCCCATGATTTTTCAGAATCTTCTGTAAGATAAGTTGCTTTACCAAGCATGTTTGCCATTAGATATTATCCAAAGAGTTTTTTAATATCAGCACTAATAGTTGGAGTAGACAAATCTTCAAACTCTTCTTCTTCTTCAATCTCTTCATACTGACCTGTTTCTGCGTTCCAAACTAAAGTTGGCTCTTTAACCCATGCTGGTTTCTTACCATACAAGTCCATAGCCTCATCAAATCCCTCTTGAGTTTTCCAGTAGTCGTCTTTCTCATCAACGCTCCACATATTTGAACCCTCTGCCATTGTCCATCCTGCTTTTTCACCTCTAGCCTCTGGCTCTTGCCATTTGGATTCTGCTCTATCTTGTTCGACATTAGAGTCCATCTCCATTTGTGCAGATTCTTCATCAGTAGTAAAATCTTCATCTATATCTTGTTTTTCAGCTAATATATTAGACTCAGCAGTATATTTATCAACAATCGCAGTTTTCTCTGTGAGATAATTTAGGTACTTTTGTGTCATACCAAGTTTTTTCGCTGCATCATCATCTCCTGTAACTCCATACTTTTTATGGTGTTCTTTTATTTCTGCCGCAAAT